GAACATTTCCACAAATTATATTTAATGGAGAGAAAATCGGAGGATATAGTGCTTTAGTGTCACTACTTACCGATGAAGTTTAATGAAACTGAAGTACTAAACTGGGTACAAAATCACATATTATCAACCTATGATGCACATTATGGTAAGAATAAAATCCAAACAACTGAGTTTGTATTTGATGCAGGACATGGAGAAGGTTTCTCTATTGGAAATATAATCAAGTATGCCCAGAGGTATGGTAAAAAGAACGGAAAAAATCCTGAGGACTTATTAAAAATAATACACTACGCAATTATATTATTAGGGAGTGAACACATTGATAAGGATAAATAAAGGAGAAAAGTTATCATTTGATAACATAGAACGAGTTATCTCACAACTCGAACAGGATAGTCCTATAACTAAAAAGGAAGCCTGTGAAATGCTGAATATTAGGTATAACACGACCAGACTTCAGAAAATCATAGACGACCACCTTGATACTAAAAATTTTCGTGAGGCACGAAGAAACCAAAACAAGGGAAAGATGGCTACTGAAAGTGAAATAGAATCAGTAGTAAAACTATATTTAGATGGTATGAATATTTCTACTGTTGCAGATAGTATATATCGTTCCCCCGCTTTTGTTAAAAACATAGTAGAGAGAATGGGAATACCTCAAAAATTAGCTGAGTCTGACCACGAAGGAAGAAGAAAGGCTATACTACCAGAGCAGTGTGTAAGTGATACATTTACTGTAGGAGAAAAAGTATGGTCGCCAAGAAATAATAAGTTTGCAGAAATCGTACAAGAGTTTGATACTCCATACAATCAAGAAAAGTATGGATGTTCTTGCTATAGATTATGGGTTCTCGAACCTTGTGATACTTCTAAAACATTCTTTCCTTGGTTAGACGGGAATAGAACGGGGTTTACAAGTTTTGCACTTGCATATGATTTAGGAAGTTTACGGCACTTAGAAAAATATTTATAGGATTTAAAAATGTGGGAAATTATACTGGCAGTTTATCTGTCTGGATTATTGATGGCTATGTGGAAAATATGGCTACCAATATACAAAGAAGCAAAAATAGTGGCACCTAGCTCATTAGTAGCTAAGTACCCAACTACAGTATTTTTTACTGTATTATTTATGTTTGCGTTCGCCTGGCCAATGGTGGTGTGGGCAAGTTTAAATGACGAATACGCAGAAAATTTTAAAAAATCATTTATAAATGGAGCAACAACAGAAGATGAAAGACAATAGTTATTCAACTTACGTAGAAGGCACTCTTCGGGCCGATACTATTAAATTAGATGGGCATTGGGGTTGCAGATTTTACGAAGATGACAAAGTAGTAAAAACAGAATTTTACAAAGGACATAGTGAATCGTACGCTGAAAACGCTGCTGAGAACTATGTATTAGGGATAAAAAAGATATGAACCCATTATTAGAAGCATTATGTAAAAAGTTAGAAGGCGAAATAGCTATGGCTAAAGCCAATGTTCAAGTGTATCAAACAAATCCAGCAGGTATTGGCGAACACCCAGACTTAGTTGAGGCAATTGAGACACAAATAGAAATTATGGCTACAGCTGAAGATAAATTAGCTTCAATTCATAATCATTTTGGTCATGGACATAAAAAATAGTTCTTGACAAATGATTAAAAATTTCATATAATATATAATATATGAGTGATAGATTTTACACACAGATGAAGGAAGCTACGGGTTGGTGCCCTGGCATGCCAGAGTCGTTTAAAAATAAAAGAAGGAGAAAAAGTATGTCTTGGACAGACGAGAAAAAACAAGAGGCAGTAGATTTATATACTGCTGAAGAACCTACTCCAGAAAATAGTATGGAGATAGTAAAGGATATCGCTGAGCAGTTAGAGGAATCTCCTAACGGTGTTAGAATGATACTTACAAAGGCAGGTGTATATGTCAGAAAGACACCAGCGAGAAGTACATCTAATGGCTCGAGCGGTGGTGGTAGAGTAAGTGTTGCAGGTGCGCAAGCAGACCTAACAAGTGCTTTGACAGATGCAGGTCAAGAAGTTGACGCTGCCATAGTGTCAAAACTAACTGGTAAAGCGGCAGTATACTTTACAACAATAGTAAATAACCTAAACAATTAATTTAGTTTAGAATTTCACTAGGGTAGTGCAGACTGCCCTAGTTTTTTGCATCTTGTAGATGTAACCAAAAGTATTACAATTCAAAATATCATTTGTTAGATATTACTGGAGGAACCATGACAAAAGATGAATTTAAAAAGAAACTAGATGACGCAGGCGATGCAGTCATCACTTACAGAAGTAAGAACTCACGCAGACTGAAATATAATATATGCACTATGGACTTTTCTACGCCTTATATCAAAGGTAAAAAGAATAGAGCTAAAGAATCAGATGATTCCGTTCTCCTATTTTGTTGGGATACGGACTCTTATAGATTACTTATGCCTAAGAATGTTACTAGTATAGTGCCATTAAATAGGATAATTAAAAATGATTGATTTAAGCGCACCAAGCATGTATGAAAGAGTTATCAACGAAAAGGACAATCAACAAATACGATTAGTAATAAATACATTTCGTGGAGTTGAATACCTATCACTAAGAAAATACTACTTAGACTTTGAAGAAGAGTGGCTACCCTCTAAGGAAGGCATTACAATGCCTGTTGACTTAGAGAATGTTCAAGAACTTTTTACAGGTTTAGTAGAAATTTTATCCCTTGCGGAAAGCAAATCAATACTCGAATCCGAGTTCAAAGAAATACTAGATGAAATATACCTGACCTAAAAATAGTTCTTGACAAATCCTTATAATTTTAGTATAATATATTTATGATTATAAAAGGAACACTAAGCTACGACCAACACGGTCGCAGAAGAAAAACAGTTGGAACAAAACGCAAGACTACTAAGTCTAAGTGGAAAAGTATTGGGGCTGTAGCTCAGCAGGGAGAGCGTCGCACTTGCACTGCGAAGGTCGCAGATTCGATTTCTGTCAGCTCCACCAATGCAGGTAAAGGAACAAAAGCAGATAACTCATGGAAACTTGAAATTAGTAAACAATACACTATTGCACCAGCATATAACAAAGGTGCATATCAAGTTATCCCTAGAGATGATGTAGAACATATTGGAAAATAATTCTTGACAAATGGTTAAATTTTTAGTATAATATATAAATGTTAGAAAATCTTATCAAGCGAGCAAAAGAAGCGTACTATGGTGGTTCACCCATCATGAGTGATGAGGTTTTTGATTACCTTTCAACAATGGCAACGGCTGAAAGTATCGGCTATAAGAGTTCTTATGAGCGTAGATACAAGCATATGTTCCCATTGTTTTCCCTCCAGAAAGTAATAAGCGGAATCGACACTGCTCCAGATTGGGGCAGTGATGATTTTATTACTACAGCCAAGTTAGATGGTGCTGCAATAAGCATGATATATGGTGGAGGACAATTTCAGAAAGCACTAACAAGAGGAGACGGCATTGAAGGACTTGATATTACTTATAATATTAGACACCTGGTGCCCGAACAAATAGATTACGAAGGAGTGATACAAATAAGTGGAGAAGTAGTAGCTCCTAAAAGTATACCCAATGCAAGAAACTATGCAGCGGGCGCACTTGGATTAAAAAGCTCTACAGAGTTTGCTACAAGAGATTTATATTTTGTAGCCCATGGAGTATCTCCCTACATAACAGACAACTACGTTTCGGATATGAGATTTATAGCAAATCTTGGATTCAAAACGGCCATTTGTAGTGATTATACAAATTTCCCTCAAGATGGCTCTGTATTTCGTATAGCAATGAATAATAGATTCGATGACTATGGATATACAAGCCATCATCCTAGAGGAGCATTTGCTCTAAAGAAACAGGAAACAGGTGTAATCACTACGCTCCACTCTGTAACATGGCAAGTAGGTAAATCAGGTGCAGTATCACCAGTTGCCCACTTTGAACCAATTAATATAGAAGGAGCAGTGGTATCAAAAGCTACACTACATAACAAGTCAATAATAGAAGCTCTCAACCTAGAACTAGGTTGCCAGATAGAAGTAATTAGAGCAGGTAAGATAATACCGCAAGTACTAAGGAGAGTAGATTGACAGAAGTAGAAATGCTCAAACAGCAAGTAGCAGAACAAAATGAACAAATTTACAGATTATATATAAGAATAGAAGAACTTAATGAAATACTCAAAAGAAGAAGTAGAAAACAGCAAAAGAATATACAAGAGTGCAACTCCTAAACAAGACCTATCATGGTATGTTAAGTGGACAGCAAGTGCTATTTTGATTGCTGGATTTGCAGTTAGGTCTACACAAATGTACCCTTTTCTTGACCTGTGCCTCTCCTTAGTAGGAGTCTCAGGTTGGTTATGGGTAGGATTATTATGGAAGGATAGAGCCTTGATTATACTAAATGGTATAGCAGTATTCATATTACTATCAGGACTTATTAGACATTTCACTCCCACACTCATACTATGAGTGGAGTATATAATCAAACCTATTTTGACAATCACCCTCACGAAAAAGAAAGAGAGGGTGTTCTTTATGGAGTTGTTCTAGTAAATCAAAGAACATTTCAAAGAGAATGTATCAAAGTAGGAATCGCTAGTGGGAAAGACTGGCGACATGTAATAAAAAGAAGTCGTGGCTTCAAAGGATATGATTTAAGAATCCAGAGAACTTTCCATGACACGATTTACAACTGCTGGAAGTACGAACAAGAGTTACACAAAAAGTATGAATATGATAGTTATAAACCTCAACAAAAATTTGGTGGGCATACAGAGTGTTTCAAAATTTCGTCGCTTATCCTGCAGGACTTCCCAAAAAATAATTCTTGACAGATGGTTAAATCTTTAGTATAATATATAATATAAAAATGAAAGAGAGACAGATTTTATGCAAGAAATAATTATACCGACACATTGTCCAGCTTGTAACACAGTGCTTGATATAGTGAACGACCAATTATTTTGTCGCAATTCAGACTGTCCTGCGAAGTCATCAAAAAGAATTGAACATTTTGTCAAAACTTTAAGTATTAAAGGTTTGGGAAAAGCAACAATTGAAAAGTTAGACTTACAGGATTACCATGAAGTTTACTCTTTCACTGAAAAGGAGATTATTTCTCTTTTGGACTCGGAAAGGCTAGGAACTAAGTTGTTTGCTGAGATAGAAAATTCTAAATCAGCAGACTTAACTACATTACTTCCAGCTTTTTCGATACCGCTGATAGGGCGGAGCGCATCTAATAAATTGACCACAAGGGTCTCGAATATTTCAGAGATAACCTACCAAAACTGTATAGATAGTGGTCTCGGTCCTAAAGCGGCGTCGAACTTAACCAACTGGTTAGAGAACGTTTTTTATCCAAATGAGTACAATGAATTACCTTTTTCTTTCTCTTGTGAGAAACCTAAAGTCAACTACATTAAAGGTGTAGTTTGTATAACAGGTAAACTTAAGAGCTATCCTACTAAGGCAGCAGCTCAAAAAGTTTTACAAAACTATGGATTTGAGACAAAGGACAATCTTACAAGTAAAGTAACGATTCTATTAAACGAGAGTGGAATAGAATCTTCAAAAACTAATAAAGCCCAAGATATGGGTATTAAAATTTACGATAATATAAAACATTTAATTAAGGAAAATTAGAAAAATGGCATTACCAAAATGGACAGATGAAAGAACACAGCAACTAGTGGACTTCATCGGTGACTCAAGCCCTGTAACACAGGCAATGGTTGCAGATGCTGCTGAAGAATTAGAAACTTCTACAAGAAGTGTTTCTTCTAAGCTAAGAAAAATGGGTTTTGATGTAGAATTAGCTTCTGCGTCCGCTTCTAAGTCTTTCTCAGAAGAGCAAGAAGCAACCCTACAAAACTTCGTTCAAGATAATAGCGGAGTTTATACTTATGCTGAAATAGCATCAAACTTTGAAGATGGCGCATTTAGTGCAAAATCAATTCAAGGTAAAATTCTTTCTATGGAACTAACAGAGCATGTTAAACCAGCTCCTAAGCCTGAAAGTGTTAGAACTTACACTCCTCAAGAAGAAGAGCAGTTTGTAACTATGGTTAACGATGGCGCTTTCGTAGAAGCTATCGCTGAATCATTAGGCAAATCTGTAAACTCTATCAGAGGAAAAGCTCTATCATTACTTAGAAGTGGTGACATCAATGCAATTCCTAAGCAAGAGCATACAAAAGGTTCAAGCAAAGCTGATGTATTAGCTGACCTTGACATTTCTGAAATGACTGTACAAGCAATTGCCGATGACATTGGCAAAACAGTAAGAGGCGTGAAAACTATGTTAACAAGACGTGGTCTTCAGTGTGCTGATTACAATGGTGCAGCTAGAAAAGAAATAGGCTAACTAGCAATATTTAGCAGGGAGGGGCAATCCCTCCCTTTTTTTGAGAGAGATATAGATGAATATTGCCAGTGCATTACTAAAACAAGTAGTTATACAACAAGATTTGGAGACTTGGTCTCAGGTAAAAGAAATTTATTTGCCTAATGAGTACCGAGGAATTTTCAACATCTTGGAAAAGCACGTAGACAATTATCAATCTCTCCCAACTTTCGAGGAACTTACCACAGGTCAGAGAGACCAAAAAGTCCTCGAAAAATTATCCGCAATCGAATCTATCGAAGTCGAAGTAGATGCAGACATGCTACTCGATTACCTAAAGAATGAATTTACCCAAACAGAAATTTTAGATGAGTTAGATACTTATGTGGAAAAAACTGTCACTATGGCTAGTGCAGAAGAAAACATAGAACAATTACAAGAAATAGTCCTAAATGTAAGTGATAAGGTAGATGTAACACCACCTTCAGAAAGTATGCAAACGATTACTTTATTTGAAGATGATGAGCAACGAGCAAAATATTTACCTTTAGGACTTAATACAGAATATGACGCAAGCGTCAAATTTTCACCCAAAGACCTTGTGCTTGTGGGTGGACGACGAGGCTCAGGTAAGTCATTGACTTCCTGTAACCTTGCTGTCAATGTATATGATTCAGGCAGAACTGCTATTTATTTCACTATTGAAATGGATAGTCGTTCTATCTTACAAAGAATGTGCTCAATCAGTACAGGAATTCAATTTACTAATATTCGTGACAAGCTCATGAATACAGAAGAATGGAATCTTGTTGCAGGTTGGTGGGCAAATCGTTTTCAGGGTGGAGACGACCTCTTAAAAGAATATGAGTCACATAGAGACTTTGATGAGTTCCATAGGAATTTAACAAAGAATCCTTTACACGAAGACAGACAACTAGATGTAATCTACGATCCAGCCCTCACTCTCTCAAAAATTCAAAGCGAACTCGATAAGAGGGTCAGTCGTTCAGACATTGGTATCGTAATCGTAGATTATCTAAACCAAGTTCGTCGCCACAATGCACCAGGCAAAAATAGCCAATATGATTGGCAGGAGCAAATTGAAATAAGTAAGAAACTGAAGTCTTATGCTCAAGAGTATGAAACTTTAGTTTTCGCTCCTTATCAAACAGACTCTAGTGGAGAGGCTAGATTTGCAAAAGGTATTCTAGATGCGGCAGATGCTGCTTACTCCCTTGAAACTTGGGAACCAGCAGACCAATGCATGACATTTAATTGTACCAAAATGAGAAACAATGAAGTTAAAGGTTTCTCAAGTCATGTTGACTGGAAGTCGCTAAGGATAGGTCCCAACTCAGCACTAACTCCAGCAGAAAAAACAAAAATGAAAGAAGATATGGGGCTTGGAACTGATGGTGAAGAGGCACAAGATTTATGAGATTATTAGTAGACGATACTGATACACACAGACTATTCATGGAAAAAGATTGGATAGGAATAAAAAGGTGGATTATTGAAAACAAAAAAACACATAGTATAAAAACTTTCAATAGTCTATGGTATAAACAACAAAGAGTAGTAGAAATACTAAGGAAGCTATGATACTATATACAGAAGAACAATTACAGATAGCATATGTAAAGTATGTAAGAGAACTTTACACTTTGAAGGAGACAGGACTTGACTTAGGTATTCCTTCATTAGAGGAATTTAGACCTATGTTTGAAGAACAAATGGAGTTTGAGTATGGAAACGACTTCCTCCACTAAAGATTTTAGAGAACATGAAAAGATATGTAAGTTACTGGAGCTACCAGTCACTTGTCCACATTGCGGAGAAACACTAGATGATAGAGATAATTCAAGGAGATTGCGTACAGAAACTGACAAGGATAAAACCTAAGACAGTTAATACATGTATTACTAGCCCTCCTTATTGGTTATTAAGAGATTATGGAACTGGCACTTGGAAAGGTGGCAAGGCTAACTGTGACCACAGAGGAGATGCTATGAGATCCTGGCATTTAAGTTCAGGTATATCAGCTCCCAAAGAGTTTTATCAAAAAGAGTGTCCAAAATGTGGAGCAGTAAGAACAGAAGATAAACAGTTAGGACTCGAAGAAACTCCTGAAAAATTCATAAAAAATATGGTGAGAGTATTCAACTTTGTAAAAAATGCTCTTAGAAATGATGGAACATTATGGTTAAACATGGGAGACACATATCAAACTAACTTACAATTGACAGGTATGCCATGGAGACTAGCATTAGCTCTACAAGAAAATGGTTGGTATCTAAGACAAGACATAATATGGCACAAACCAAATCCTATGCCCGAGAGTGTCAAGAATAGATGTACTAAATCGCATGAGTACATATTCTTATTTAGTAAAACAAAAAAATACTATTTTGACCATAAGGGAATTATGGAAGATGCGACAAGACAAGAAGGACTAAGAGCTAAGAGGTCAGTATGGACTCAGAGTGCAGATTCTGCACCAAGCTCTGAACACTTTGCTACATACCCAAGAAAATTAATAGAACCTTGTATTATTGCAGGAAGTCCAAAGGGCGGAGTAGTACTAGACCCTTTTGCAGGCCTGGGAACTACAGGTATAGTAGCAGAAAATTTAGGCAGAGATTCAATAATGATTGAATTAAGTAAAGAATATATAAAAGAAATGAAAAAAAGGATAACAAAATACACATGATAGTAACAGATAAAAAGATACTGAGACAAGTATCAAAAGAGTGGGTAAATGATAGTATTCATGCTAGAGAAGAATTAGAAGATACAATATATCAAATGCAGGAAGCTATGAAAGAACATAAAGGTGTAGGCATATCTGCTATACAAATAGGAGTACCTGAAAGAGTATTCTTAGCGGGAAGTCCTCCACAAGTTTTCATTAACCCAAAAATTAAAGATAGAAGCAGCTACACAAAAACAGACTGGGAAGGTTGCTTAAGTTGCCCAGGAGCGCATGTAAAAGTAAGACGTGCTCATAGTATAGTACTAGAGTTTACAGATGAAAACGATGAACCTAGAGTACAGAAGTTTACTGGATTTGATGCACGAGTAATACAACACGAGTTTGACCATCTAAATGGTTTTTTAATAGTAGATAGAGGAAAGGTATACCAAGAATGACAGTAGAAGAATTATTAATTGAAGAAAAGATACCTTTTAAAATGTCTCCTGCAGATTTTATAGTATCATGTCTTAATCCAGAGCATGACGACTCTAACCCTAGTATGAGAATTGATAAAATTACAGGAGTATATAATTGTTTTTCTTGTGGATACAAAGGAAATATATTTAAGTTATTTGATAAGCCTAGTAATTATTTAGATATAAAAAGAGAGAAGTTAAAACAAACAATAGACCGTAAAAGATCTGAGTCTATAGGGTTACAAATGCCTTCTTCAGCAATGCCTTATATAGGCACTGAAAGAAACATAAAGGCTAAAACTTTTAAAGAGTTTGAAGCATTTGTAAGTATAGATTCTCCGTTTAAAGATAGAATTAATTTTCCTATCAGGGACATAACAGGAAAGATTGTAGCATTTAATGGTAGACTTAGAATGAATACACATATAAAAGATCAACCTAAGTATATCTTTCATCCTCCAAGAGTAAAATTACCTATGTTTCCTTGTAATGTAACACCAATTAAAGGTAGAGTATTACTAGTAGAGGGTATATTTGATGTAGTAAATCTACATGACAAAGGGTTAAAAAATGCACTTTGTTGTTTTGGAATATCTAATATCACACCAGACAAACTTCAACTTCTAAAAATGAAAGGAGTTGAGCAAATAGACATTTTCTTTGACCCAGATGACGCGGGTCAAGGAGCAGTAGAAAAAGTAATTGAACTTTGTGATAAAGTAGAGTTAAAATATTACAATGTAAGAATACCTTCAGACTTAGGAGATGCGGGAGCACTTAGTGAATTATCAGTTCAAAAGTTAAAGGAGTCATTGTACAAAGAAAAATAATACTTGACACAAGGTCAAAAATTTAGTATAATATATAATATGAAAAAAATAGCATTAATAGAAAGTAAACCAAGCAGAAACAAGTTCTTTGAACTCTTTGAAAATAAAATTCAGTTCGATTCTTATGTTCTTTGCTCCAACCCACAGATTAAGAAAGTTCTTAAGCGAGATGTGGATATAAACATAGACCTAGATAAGTATGACTGGGTAATACTTGTAGGCTCTGAACCTTTAAAACATTTTACCAAAATAAACTCTATTACAGAGTATACTGGTAGAATAGTTGAAGATAAGTTCCTACCTGTCATTAACCCAGCTATGCTTACCTTTAAGCCTGAGGCAAAGAAAACATGGATAGAGTCCAGAGATAATATTGTAAAGTATATATCTGGAGAGTTAAAACAGGAAGCACTCGATAGTGATAATTGTTTTGGAATCACAGATACAAAAGAACTTCATACCTTCTTACAAGAGGCAATAGAGCATGAGAATGACTTTATCGCACTTGACTCAGAGACAACAAGTCTATATCCTCGTGATGGATATATGATTGGTATAAGTTTAGCTTACAAAGAAAATCATGGAGCATACATACTTACAGATTGTATTGACCAAAAAGCTGAAGAGCTTATGCAACAACTCTTTGACAAAAAGAAAGTTGTATTTCATAACAGTAAGTTTGATATTGCGTTCTTTAGATTTCACTTTGGATTTAAGTTTCCAAACTTTGAAGATACTATGTTAATGCACTACACATTAAATGAGAATCCAGGCACTCACGGCCTAAAGCAACTCGCTCTCAAATATACTCCTTTTGGAGACTATGAGAAACCCATGTACGATTGGATAGATGCCTTTCGTAAGCGTAACGGCTTACTCAAACAAGATTTCACTTGGGACATGATTCCATATGAAGTCATGAAAGATTACGCAGCAATGGATGCAGTTTGTACTTATCTCATTTATGAGAGGTTCTTACCAAAGGTAGAAGGAAACGCTAAACTCAGAAGTGTTTATCGTGATATTCTTTTACCTGCTACAGAATTTCTTCTTGATATTGAGAGTAATGGAGTTCCTTTTAATAGGGAACGACTCGAAAAATCATCGGTGCTGATGCAAGATGAAATTGATAAAGCAGTACAAAAACTCTATGAATTTAGAGAAGTACAAATCTTTGAAAAAGGACAAGGTAAGGACTTCAACCCGAATAGTACAATGCAACTTCGTTCTCTTCTATTTGATTATATCGGACTAAAACCAACAGGTAAAAAGACAGGCACAGGAGCTGACTCAACTGATGCAGAAGTTCTTGGGCAATTAGCTGAAGAGCACGCCGTTCCACAGCTTGTTCTCGATATAAGACAAAAAGTAAAAATTAAGAGTACATACCTTGATAAAATTATTCCTGCACTTGATATGGATAGCAGACTCCGAACAGGTTTTAATCTGCACGGCACAACGTCTGGTCGTCTATCTTCAAGTGGAAAAATGAACATGCAACAAATACCTCGTGATAATCCTATCGTCAAGGGTTGCATACAAGCAAAGCCAGGCCACAAAATTGTTGCCATGGACTTAACAACAGCAGAAGTTTATTGTGCAGCTGTATTAGCTGATGATAAAGCACTTCAAAAAGTATTTGAAGATGGTGGAAACTTTCACTCAAACATTGCGAAATTAGTATTTAATTTACCCTGTGAAGTAGACGAAGTTGCTGAGTATTATTCAACAGAAAGACAGATGGCAAAAGCTGTCACATTCGGCATCATGTATGGTGCTGGACCAAAAAAGATAAGTGAGCAAGTTACTAAAGATAGTGGCACATACTTTAGCACAAGTCAAGCTAAAGAAGTTATTGAAGATTATTTTAAACAGTTCTTTATGTTAAAGAAATGGTTAGATAATTCTAAAAAGATTATACAGAAACAAGGGTTCATATATAGTTTCTTTGGAAGAAAGAGAAGATTACCAAATGTAAAGTCTACAGACAGAGCAATTGCTGCTCATGAAGTCCGTAGTGGTATTAATGCTCTTGTTCAATCTGTGTCTAGTGATATTAATTTACTTGGTGGTATCGATATGCAAAAGTATATAAACGAATCAGGTATGAAATCAAAAATCTTTGCACTTGTTCACGACTCTATTCTAGCAGAAGTGCCAGAAGATGAAGTAGAATTGTATAGTAAAAAACTTCAAGAGTTTATACAAAAAGACAGAGGATTATCTATCCCAGGAACACCAGTTGGTTGTGACTTCGATATAGGAGAAGATTATTCCTTTGGTAAGTTTGCTAAAAAATATGAAGCTGGAACAGATTAAATGGCCAGTCTATGTTCTTCATTCAGATGAAATAGAACAAAGAGATGGATTACTGTTCTGTGATACTCAGATAGTAGACGACAAAAATATGAAAGGGGAGACTCTTGGCATACGAAGATTGCAAACTCCACATAAAAATTTATATCATTTAAAAGTAATGATACAAGGTTTTCAAGACTTTGTTCATCATAAAGGTAAACCTTTTTACATAGATAGTGACGGTAAATTTTTTAGGTGGATAAAGAATAAAACTTGCAATTTAGTAAGTCATAAAATAGAAAAAATAGATAAACGGGATATTGCAACTCTTATATGGGTTAAAGATATTCCGTTTCCTTTTTTTGTAAAGCGACCGCCTGAAGCTAGACTGCGTTATGCAAGTGTGCTTTATATGGGTAGTCAACCCTCTATTTTATATTCTTTTTCAGAGAAACAACAAAAAAAGACTTGGCGTAAAATATGAAAGCAGTATTAAGTAACAGAATATTCATGGAAGTAAGTGCTGATATGCAATCTAAACTTGATAAGGAACTTACATATACTATACCGCCAAGAAATCCGTTAGACCCACCTTTCATTATAAAGAATATGGGCATAGTCCGAAAAGGTTTGATTACCATACCTAGCGGAAGAACGGATTTAATACCAGAAGATTACGAAATAGTCGATAAACGAAAATTATCGCCAATAGAACCTTTTGACTTTAAGTTTACTTTACGACCATCACAGCAGACGGTTTATGACGATGTTAGTGACAGTTGTATAATTAACGCTTGGGTCAGTTGGGGAAAGACATTTACAGCTTTAGCTATCGCAAATAAGTTAAAACAGAAAACACTTATTGTAACTCATACCATATCGTTACGAGCGCAGTGGGAAAAAGAGGCAGAAAAAGTATTTGGAATTACACCTGGTATTATAGGTAGTGGGAGATATGAAATTGATGCTCCTATTGTTATAGGGAATGTGCAAACTCTATATCGAAGAATGGAAGACATTAACAACGTTTTTGGAACAATTATTCTCGATGAAATGCACCATGTGTCCAGTCCTACATTTACTAGGATTGTAGATGCAAGTAAAGCAAGGTACAAGATAGGCCTTACAGGTACTATGGAAAGAAAAGATGGTAGGCATGTCGTCTTTCGTGACTATTTTAATACGAATGTTTACAAGCCCCCAAAAGAAAACTATTTAGTACCAAAAGTAAATGTGATTAAGTCAGGAATAAGATTTCCTGATGGAGCAAAAACACCTTGGGCTGCTAGAATTAATGCTATAGCATATAATTGGGAGTACCAAAACATGATAGCACTACTTGCTGCAAAGTATGCCGCGGTAGGTCATAAGGTGTTAGTTGTATCAGATAGAGTAGATTTTCTAAAACAATGTAATAGATTAATAGGAGATAATTCTATTTGTGTTACAGGACAGATTCCTCATGAGGAAAGACCTGCTATGATTAAACAGATATTCAATGATAAAGATATTCTTTGTGGAACACAGAGTATTTTTTCAGAGGGTTTATCTGTAGACTGTTTGAGTTGCGTGATATTAGCAACTCCAATTAATAACGAGCCCCTTCTTACACAGTTGATTGGTCGTATAATAAGAATTTATGAGGGTAAACCTCAACCGACAATCGTTGATATTCACTTTGAAGGTAAAACTGCTAGACGACAAGCTAATGCAAGACTGGGGTACTACATGAAACAAAGCTATGAAGTTGAGACGATTTAACATTCGAAAAAAAGTTCTTGACAAATGCTCTATATTTTGATATAATGATATTCTACGATTGGAAAAAGATAAGAAATCAGACCAACGGAAAAGTTGGTGACATAGTTTCTATTCTACATATTCTGACTTATAGGAAGGAACCTCCAATCAATAGAAAGGATAAGCGATTTAAGTATTGGACTAAAAGTTTTCATGGTAAAAGCTTTTTACTCAACCCTGAAGCATTGCTAATTCAGAGAAATAGATACTCAGATGCAGAGATTGCACAGTATGCCGGTATCGCATCATTGCGTAGTTACTTTGAGTATCATAACAAAAAAGATACCACATTGGACTTGCTGTTCTTTACAGGAAAGCAAGAAATATTAACAAATAATAGATTACTACAAGTAGAAGATGGAAGAATACATTTTTTGTTTGAAGAAATCACAAATAATAAGGAATTAAAATGGCATTAACATTTGGAAAATTAAAGGGCGAAGCCCAAAAAGGAAAGATTGAGTCCTATACTTATGTAGAGGGCGACAATGTAGTCAGAATGGTTGGTGATGTATGCGCAAGATATGTCTACTGGCTTAAAGGCGAGAACGATAAAAATGTTCCTTTCGAGTGTTTATCATTCGATAGACAGAAGGAAGCATTTTTAAATCAAGAGAAAGACTGGGTTAGAGATTACTACCCAGACCAAAAATGTACTTGGTCTTATGCAATACAGTGTATACACGGTGGCAAAATCAAAGTACTAAACCTCAAGAAGAAATTACTTGAACAAATTCTTCTAGCAGCAGAAGACTTAGGAGATCCTTGTGACCCTAAAACTGGTTGGGATGTTTACTTCAAAAGAGTAAAAACTGGACCAATGGCTTACAATGTTGAGTATCAGTTACAGCCTCTTAAGTGCAAACCAAGAGAATTAAGTGAAGCAGAAATGGAAATGACAGCTGATCTTAAGTCTATGGACGAAGTGCTTGCTAGACCTACTCCTGATGCACAGAAAGAATTGCTCGATAGAATTAGAGCAGGTTCTTCTAACTCAAATGCTGACGAAAGCATTAACGATGAGTTTGACATCTAGTGATTTTATTTACTGCAGATTGGCACATTAAATTGGGGCAAAAAAATGTCCCAATTGCTTGGGCGTGTACGCGTTATAAATTATTCTTTGAAAAGATTTATGAATTAGAGCAAAATGTTGACCTGCATATCATAGGCGGGGACTTGTTTGATCGAGTCCCTTCTATGGACGAGCTAACACTCTATTTTGACTTTGTAAAAAATGTTAGTGTAAAAACTATTATATTTGATGGTAACCACGAAGCTACAAGAAAACATAAAACATTTTTTACAAATTTAACAAGAGTAACAGAGGAATTGAACCCTCTGGTAGAAGTAGTAACAGCCACTACTGAATATCCGTGGGGAACTATTCTACCTTATGCAGACTTGCATAGAAAAGAGTCAATAGAGTATTGTGATGAAAACAAGCCTTTATATACTCATGTTAGAGGAGAAATACCTCCTCATGTCTCACCTGAAGTAGACCTAGAAAGGTTTGACAAATTTAAAGTTGTATTTGCTGGAGATTTACATGCACACGAGAATACTCAAAGAAACATTGTTTACCCTGGCAGTCCTATGACTACAAGTTTTCACAGAAATGTAGTGAAGACAGGATATTTATTAATAGATGAAGATGCCTCTTGGACATGGCATGAATTTGATTTACCTCAACTATTAAGAAAAACAGTATCAAGTACAGATGAAATGGTACAGACAGAGTGGCACCACACTATATACGAAGTAGAGGGTGATGTATCAGACTTGAGCGGGGTCAAAAACTCTGACCTACTGGACAAGAAAGTAATAAAACGAAAGACAGAAGCCACTCTCATATTGGACAAAGAGATGACGATAGAGGAAGAATTAGGAGAGTACCTATCATACATTCTCGAATTAGATGAAACAAAAGTTAAAAAAATTATAGGAGTATTTAGTGATAACTCTAGAAAAGCTAACATGGAATAATTGCTTTTCATATGGTAGTAATAATACCATAGATTTGCAAAAGAACACATTAACACAACTTATTGGTACGAATGGTGCTGGTAAGTCTTCTATACCTCTAATTTTAGAGGAAGTTCTTTTCAATAAAAATTCCAAAGGTATAAAGAAAGCTGACATAGCCAATCGTCAAGTAAATAATGGTTATGATATAAGTCTTGACTTTACTGTAAACGAAGATCAGTACCATATTGATGTTGCTCGTCGTGCAAGTATAAAAGTGAAATTAATTAAAAATGATGAAGATATATCCAGTCATACAGCTACAAATACCTACAAGACATTAGAACAGATAATTGGTATTGATTTCAAGACATTTTCACAAATCGTATACCAAAACACTAATGCAAGTTTACAGTTTCTTACGGCTACAGACACGAACCGTAAGAAGTTTTTGATTGATTTATTACAGCTTGATAAGTATGTATCTTTCTTCGAATTATTTCGTGAGCTTTCTAAAGATGTTGGATCGCAGATTTCACGAGTAGATGGGAAAATTGCAACTATTGAAAAATGGTTAAAAGACAATAAATTGGAAGATACATCACTATTATCAAAAATGGATTTACCAAAATATTCGGAAGAAGATGAAAAGACTTTCCGTTCTTTACAAATAGAATTTCAAAATATCAGTGAAAATATCAAAAAAATTAATCAAAATAATCAATACAAAAAGGAACTTGAATACATAGATTTACATGAGCATAAAAGAGTATTAAGTGATAATCCTGACATTATTGATACAGCCCCCTATCTCAGAGGACTTGGTAGTTGGAAAGCAGAAATGATGCATGAACAAAGCATGCTTGATAAGTACCAAGAATTATTAGAAACAGAAGACCATGTATGCCCTACATGTGGAGAAGATATAGATATTGACTTCATTAGGACAAAGATGGCAGAGCATGAAGAAAGGAGAGTGGGGTGTGAGACGTTTTCGGAAAAAGATAAGGAGAAACTTGAACAGGCGCAGGAGGGCAATACACTTCACGACAAAGCGAAAGAAGGAATTAGAAAATGGGAAGAACTCTACAGAAGTATCGACCATAACCTAACAAGTGATATTCCAAATGGAGATGACATACGAACTCAAATTGGCAACTTAGCGCAAGCGAAGAAAATGTATGAAAAAGAACTAAAAAATACAATAGATCATAATAATAATGTAGAAAGACATAATACTCGTATTGGAATTATAACAGAACAAATTGATGATTTTAAAGCAGAATTTGAAGAGCTTACAAAAGAACTAGATAAGATACAAGACAAATTCTCCAGTATAGAAATACTGAAAAAAGCATTTAGTACTAACGGACTACTTGCTTACAAAATTGAGAATCTAGTTAAAGACTTAGAAGAACTTACAAATGAATATCTAGCAGAACTATCTGATGGTAGATTCAGTTTAGAGTTTGTAGTTCTAAATGATAAACTAAATGTTGTTGTTGAAGACAATGGAAAATCAGTAGATATTCTAGCACTAAGTGCAGGAGAACTCGCAAGAGTAAATACTGCAACATTACTTGCAATTCGTAAGTTAATGAGTAGTATTTCTAAGTCTCAAATCAACATATTATTTTTAGACGAAGTTACTAATGTTCTTGATGAACAAGGTAAAGAAAGATTAGTAGAGATATTATTAAAAGAAGATAATCTAAATACATATATAGTATCTCATGGTTGGACACACCCTCTACTCGAGAAAATAGAGGTAATAAAAGAAGGAGAAATGAGTTATTTAAATGAATAAAGTAGAATATCACACGCAGTTAGAATTAAATCTAAATGCAACAAGAGAAGCTACACCAGAGGAAGTCAAAAAGTGGCAAAACGGTGAAGACTTTTTTATGACAGGAAAATTTGATGCTATGAAGTTTTTTGTAGTAGTTCCTGCCATAATACAGTTTGTAGTATTTGGAGGAATGTTAGCAGCATTTTTAGTAATAGGAATAGGAATTAATGGTTAATTCAAGACAGAAAGGAAACAGAGGAGAACAACAAGTAATGTCTCTACTTGGTCGTATGACAGAAGAGAGATGGGAACAAACACCAGGCTCAGGTAGTGGGAAAATAAAAGGAGATCTAAGAGTACCTGGTAAACATAATTTATTTTGTGTAGAAGTTAAATTCTATAAAGATAGTGGATTTAACTCAAAAATATATACTTCAAAAACAAATAATTTATACAAATGGTGGAGTAAACTTTGTAAACAATCACAAGATATGGAACAAGAACCCTTACTTATATTTAGAGAGAACTATGGAAAGTTCTTTGCAGTAACAGTTAGGAAACCAACAAATACATTAAAATATATACATATTGCCTGGCTGGGTGCATATATTTTATTAGCAGAACACTGGCTAGAAAAAGAGGAGATAATATTTACAAATGGCGACTACAATTGCGAACCTTGGAGCCCAGGCTCCGATTGGGAACTTGCTGATAGTTGATGGATTGAATGTAGCTTTTAGATGGAAGCATCAAAATATACTTGATTTTAAGTATGATTACATAAGAACAATCGAAAGTCTAGCAAAATCTTATAATGCAGGTACGATTATCGTATGTGCGGACGGTGGTAGCTCTTACAGAAAAGAGATATACCCTGAATACAAAGCAAATCGTAAAGAAAGATTTGCAGAACAAACTGAGCAAGAAGCTAAAGAGTTCGAAATGTTTATGGCAGAATTTAGTGACACATTAACACTAATTAGAAAAAAATATCCTGTATTTCACTTCAAAGGAGTTGAGGCAGATGATATAGCTGCATATATAACACAAAAAATAGAATATGATGAGTGCTGGTTAATATCTTCTGATAGAGACTGGGATTTATTAATAAGCGATACTGTGTCTAGATTTAGTACTGTAACTCGTAAAGAAACTACAGTACATA